ACTTATCAATCTTAAACTCTCCCGTAAGATTGGTCGTCTTGGTGAGACTGATTATCCTGATCCTGATGTCATGGGTTACAATCCATGTGCTGAACAGTCTTTGGCTGCTTATGAAACTTGTTGCTTAGCAGAAGTCTATCTGCCCAACATCGAGAGCAAAGAGCAGTTGTTAGATGTTTGCCAGTTATTGTACCGCATCAACAAGCATAGCCTTGCACTACCTTGCCATCTCAAAGAGACGGAAGACATTGTTCACAAGAATATGCGGATGGGTATTGGCGTTACTGGTGTGTTACAAGCCACTGAAGAGCAGCGTAGCTGGCTTAGCGACACTTATCGTCGTCTGCGTGAGTTTGACTTTAAGTACAGCCATGCACATAACTTCCCTGAGTCGGTGAAGCTCACCACTGTGAAACCAAGTGGGACTTTGTCGTTGCTTCCGGGAGTTACTTCAGGATGTCATCCAGCATACTCGCAATACATGATTCGTCGTATTCGTATCGCTGCAGATCATCCTTTGGTGCAAGTCTGCCGTGAACATGGCTATCCTGTCGAGTATCAGCGTAACTTCGATGGCTCTGAGGATCATAGCACGATGGTTGTATCATTCCCCTTCTGTTATCCTGAAGGTACGAAGATTGCTGCTGAGATGACCGCTATCGATCAGTTGGAAGTGGTGAAGTGGTTACAGGCTAACTGGTCAGACAATAGCGTATCCTGCACCGTGTATTATCGCAAGGAAGAGTTGCCTGAGATCAAGAAGTACTTAGCTAAGAATTACAAGAACAATCACAAGTCCTTGTCGTTCTTATTACATAACGAACACGGGTTCAAACAAGCGCCTCTTGAGGAAATAACCAAAGAAGAATACGATGCGTTAGTTGCTAATACTCAGTTGATTACTTCCATTGACGAGGCTTCCTTTGAAGGCGGTGATGAATGCGCTTCTGGAGCCTGTCCCGTTAAGTAATGCGTCACAAACACCACATTATTCCAAAGCATCTTGGCGGAACTGACGCTAGTTCTAACTTTGCTATACTAACAGCTTATGAACACGCTGAGGCGCATTGGATTTTGTGGTGTAGTTATCGCAAGAAAGAAGATTGGTTAGCTGCTGTTGGTTTAGAAGGATGGGCTAAGAAAACTAAAATACTAAAGAAGCTACTTAGTGTTTCAGGCAGTAATGGAGATTTAGCTCAAAGAATTCTACACGGCGATAACTATGTAGCATTAAAGACAAAAGCTAGTCAAGCTGCTGCAAAAGCAAGATACGAAAGAGCGCCGACATATACATGGACGCATCCTATACACGGTGAATTTACGGGTAAAGCGGTAGATTTATGTAGAAAGTATGACGGCTATATTGCATCACACTTAAATGCCGTTGCGGTCGGGCAACGAAAACAACACAAAGGATGGATTATAAAATGATGATAAACCTACACTTTATTACTGGCTTCAGTGTAGGATTTGAATATGTTCCTAGTTTCGATGACGAGTCTCATTTCGTCATTGATCTAGGGATTATTAGAATCCTTTTCAGTACTCCCCACGGGGACTGAAGCGGCTGGTTCGCCTAAAACCCAAAATTGCATTCATGACCTCTTAGCCCCGCTTCGGCGGGGATTTTTTTAGCTAAAATTCCTAGTACCGGTTTTATCGATAATTAGGGCTTGTTTTCTAGGTGCTTCAGAAGGGCTATTAGGAACGCTTATATGCGTCCAAGAGCCGAATTCTTCTATGATCTGATGGTAGGGTATATCCGCATCAATACACGCCTGTACGACCTGTTTAGGGGTCATATCGTGGACTTTGAAATCAGCAGCACAACCTAGGGGATGTTGGGATTTACTGGTAGAACCTATAGCTTTATTTACTTCAGGAGATCTATACCCAGAGGTTATAATAATAGGCTTACCAATTACTGCTCTGACCTGCTCAAGCAAGGCTGCTACCCTAGTTAGGTTAGCGATAGCGGTAGCATTGGGTGTATTATCTAAACCTCTTCGCTCTGCTGTCTGCGAAGCTGTCATTTCAGCGAGTGTGAAATTAGGACTTAGCCGCATTTAAGCCTTTTCTGGCATAAAAGAGAGTCCGGTCACCAAATAGATAAAAACCAACGGCAGAAGCAAAATTGCTAACAGTATCACTAGCGTCTCCTGTAATTTCCATATAACACCAAGTACCAAGCACAATGAAGGCTATAGAGGGGCGCATAAGTCTCACTATAGCCTCAACCCAAGGATAAGACGGATTAGTTCCGCCAGCGTCATTCATCGCCTTAAACATATCTAGGTCGACTTGACGCATCTGAACATACTGCTCAATTGTTGCTGGTTTGAACTCTTCTGGAGCTACAAACTTAGCAATTAGAGACTTGCCTAAGTCAACGACTAAAGGACCAAAAGCTGCTAGAGCTGTTAATGGATCCATTATTGTCCAAATAATCTAGGTGCAGTTGGAATACTTAATAAACCTTCAGATACAGGCTGTGTACGGGTTACTTCTTGTCCAACAAATCGTTGTAATGCTTTAGATTTAGACAAATAATCATAAGCTCGTGTTTGTCCAAACTTCTGAGCGATTTCTTCCGCCCGTAATAAAGCATTGGTAGCAGATTTATTTGTTAAAATCTTACCAGTCAGTGCTTGAGCTAATCCTACTTGAGCAATAATTTCTGCTGGTGTTCCTAAAGCTGCTGCTCCTGCTCCAGTAACTAAAGCACCTTGAGCGCCTGTTCCAACAAAACCCCCAAGTATGGAAGGTTTATTTTCCCGTTCAGCAATCTTTGCGGCATTGATTAGATTTTTAATATTATCTTTAACAACTGGTTTATCGGCTAAAACAGTATAGAAAGTCCGATTAAATTTAGGATCGTTTACTAACTTATCACCGAGACGAGCAAAACTAGCAGCTTCGTCACCAGTAGACTTAAATACCGATTGTAAATAACCAGCTAAGAAATTATCAAAGATTTCATCAGTTCCTTTAATGCCTTGCTCTTTAGCAAATCGTAATGCTTTCTTAACCTTCAATGCTTCAGTCATATTACCAGACTGCCCGATAGCATCTCCTACTTTCTCAGGATTTTTCTCTAATAGTTTTACTAAAGTTTCATCATACAAAGTACTCATTGCTCGTTTATACTCGGCAGAAACGGCACGATATTCTTTTTGTACTTGAGGATTAAACTGCTGGGCAGCAGAATCCATTTGTTTATTAACAGTATCGATTGCTTCATTTACTGTTTTTGCTAATGGAGTACTTGGACCATATTTTGTTTCTAAAATCCTTGCCTGTCTTAATAGACCAGATCGGAACTCATGAGCTTGACGAAAAGACATTGTGTTTGCTGTGTCTGCAAAACGATTTAGTTGTGCTAAGTCTTCCGGATCTAAAGTAACAGCTGTTTTTCCTGATTCACTAAGCGCACGAGCTTGTTTAACGATATTACTGGCTGCATCCGCAACAGGTTTAGTATCAACAAAAACCTGAGCGCCTCGTTTATCTAATACTCTGTCGTAAAACGGAGCAATCTTTTCAGAAAAGGCAGTACCCGCTGCATCGAGAGTTGTATTTAATAATTTACCAGCTTCTACAGCATCTATATTTACATCGCCAATTCCTGATACCAGTGTATTCTTTTCGTTTTGTAATGCTGTACCAATGGCTCGTTGATTAGCGGCAAACGCACCTTCCCCTAGACCAGCACGAGACAATCCCTCAAATAACTGCGATACAGGACCGCCAACTTGTCCAGTCGACAGTGTAGTACCTTGGCGCTCTAGTAATTGTTGTGCTAATTGTCGTTCTTCTAAGGAAGCTAGTTGACGAGCTGTTTGTTGTGGTAATCCTAATACACCTTTAGCAAGACCAACAGCACCTCGTGCTAACGGTACAATGGCTTGTCCTAGACCTTCTCCAGCTACACCTAAAGCAGCTTCTTGTCCAATCCTAGGAATATTAGGCTGTTGTTGTCCTTGAATCATTTGTTTTAATGTTTCGCCAGCGGCTGCACCAACTCCGGCTGTTCCTAGTGCTACAGGAAGTCCAATACCGCCAGTAGCTAAGGTTGTTACAACAGGAGCAGCAACAGCACCGATAGCAGGAAGCTGTTCTACAAAAGCGCTACCTAATTGCTGAGCCATTGATGGCGGAGCCTGAGGAGGTGTAATTCCTTGTGAAGCAGCTAATTCTTCTAAATCAGCATCAGATAACGGCTGTTCGCTTGTGAATTTACGACCATTAATAGTATAAGTTGGCATTAGTCTTCCTCTGTAACAACAATTCCAGATTTAAGAGTTCTTGTTTTTCCTTTTGGTTTAACTGCTGTGGTTTGCTCAGTCCATTGTTTTTCAAAACCAGCCAAATTGTTATTTTTTAACAAATACTGTTCGGCAGCATCTGCTTTATTAACATTGGCTCTTGCTCTGGTTTCAAGATAGTCTAAAGTAGCACGAATAGCCGCTACAGGATCTTGAATGTTTGTTGCCGCTTGTACAGCAAACTGTAAGTCAACTGTAGATGGATTAGCACCGTACTGTTTAATACCTTGAGCAATAATGCTCTTCAATGCTTGTTCTAAATTACGAGTTTTAGCAACCGTTTCAGTATTAATACCTAAAGGAGCTAATTGGGCATTTAATCCACGAACAATTGCGGGGATGCCCTGACCAACAACAGCGCCCGGTAAGTTTTCTCTAGCTTGTGTAATTAAACTAACTTGACCTGCAGCAGCTCTTGCTTGAGTACGATATTCTTTTAATGCTTCAGGATCTGCAGCTTCAAATGCTTTACCACGAGTATCTGGAGGAATATTAATAACTTTAGTTCCTTTACCTTCGCCTTCAGCTTTAATGACAGCATCAACTTCTTTAACTCGTGGATCATTTTGTCCAAATTCATTAATAAGTTGCTGACGATAGGCTTGTAGTTGACCAATTGTAGGTAACTTTTCACGACCTTTAGCAACTGCTTCAGCAGTCAATTTAGTCTGCGTTAATCCAGTTGTTATAATCTCATCAGAACGACGGACAGCCTGTTGAGCAACTTCAGGAGCAAACGGAGCAACTGCCTGAGCAAACTGACGCAGTCCATCAGCACTAGTCATATCAAACTGCGAAGCTAATTCACGCACTTTAGTTGCACGATTAAGTTGCTCATCGCCGCCAAGTAACTGAGTAACTCCACGACCGATCTGAGCGCCAGATTGATATAGAGCCATATTAGCTCTTTCAAACGGATCTAATTGTGCAAAACGATAAGCATTAGATAAATCGGTTGCGTTTTGTTGCATCTGCAAAGCAGCAGGATCAATACCAAATAAGTTTCTTACGATTTCTGCCATGATTACTCCATTGAATCCCACGAACGATTTACACTTGTCGGTACACGACCCCAATCAAACATTCCGCTTCCGTAACGATTAAATGGATTCATGCCTCCACCCATTCCGCCACTAAATAAACCACCAATAGCACCGCTTCCGCCACCACTAAGGAAGGAACCTAGTGGGCTGTACGAATCTGCTCTAAACTGATTAGCGATAGCCGATTGCATTCCTGTTCCGTAGAGTTGTCCTGCTTGTGAGCCAGCACCAGCTTGCGCTCTTGCTAGGTCCTGACTTAACAAGAATGGTTGTTGTCCGAGAGCTTCTACAGAACGAGCAAGACCTAACTGGGTCTCTAATGGAAGGAACGATCCAGCCTGAATTGCAGGAATCTGACGACCTAATTCTGCAGCACTTGTTAACAAACCAGTACCAAATCGTGCTTGTTCCATTCCAGCTTGTTGTCCACGAGCAGCTAGTTCTAAGTCTTGTTGTGCTAGTGCGTTGTAATAGGCTTGTAACTCAGGAGAGGTTGGAGCAGAACCTGTACCTGTTTGTACGCCTAAGCCGCCACGACCACGAGCAAACAAGCGACTACGGACATTGGACAACTGAGCTTCTCTGCTGGGTGCTAACAGAGCTTGCTGTTGTTGTACAAATCGTTGTGCTGCTTCTTGTGGACTCTCAGCTAAATAACCTTGACCTAGATTAAACAGTGACGATACGCCAGTAGGCAGTGGTGCTAATAACTGTTGAACTTGAGTAGGATCATACTGTACTGCTCCACCAAGTAAACGACCTCGTAAATCTCGTAACTCTGGCGATAATTCATAACCAGCCTCAGTTACTTGACCAAGATCGTTAACAGTAAAGCGAGAAGAACCAAACCCGGTAGTAATACCGACTGGTCTAAACTGTGCCATCTGAGATGCTCGTTGAGCAGCTTCTCGCTGTGCTTGTGCTGCAGCTGATGCTGCACTAGAGGCTCTATTACCGGAGATTATTCCGCCAATGCCTCCTACAATTCCACTTACAATTCCGCCTACTGAACCACCCATTTTAATCGCTCCAATAATAAATGTAGACTATGTTACCTTTTAAACTGGCTATTTGTCGAAACAGTTTAAAACCTAACGCTGCAATAAACTTCAAATATCCTGTGGTCTCAACTTCTTTGCAGCAAAACAATGGACCACCATGTAACTCTGTAAAACTATTCCAATCTTTCTTTAATGCTTTGAACACTGTTGGACTCCAGTTATACACATCGCAGTGCATGAACGGGAGACCTTCGTGTTCTTCAATATAAAACTTATAATCCGGTCTAATGATGACAGGAATCTTAACCATTATTCTCTATAACTACTGGAACATCCTGCCATTTGCTTGTATATCCTTGAGCAATGTTGATATACCGCACCTGAAGCGTTTGTTCACTGTTAATATTTTTAAGAATACGGAATTCAGGAGTCGCTCCGGGATAAATTCTTCCTTTTGCGTATTCAGTTTGCATTTGTTGGAGTTGGTTCAAAATCAATAGTTGGTAAAATTGGTTTTACATAAGGTGCTACTTCACCAAACTCACCTGCTTTTGCACGATTATATAAATCTCTACCATGAGCTTCGACATCACCGGCATCTGCACCAAAAGGCATTTCTTCTACAAATTCTTCCCATTTAACAATAAGTAAGATTGATGTGCCTTCTTCATTGTTCCAAATTGGATTTTTTGCATATTCAAGTGTAAACATTTTTTCCTCAATTAAGAAATTCTAACAGCAAGTAGAGGAGCAATATTTCCGCCTTCGCTACCTTGACTTGTATTACTACCACCTGACATTAGTCTCCAAGTACCTGAAACTGTGGCGCCTCCAACAGTAAATTGATTATTACCAGTACCGCCAGTAACATTAGTATTTGCGGATAATGTTACATTAAGATCTCCAGTAAGATATGTACCAAGTGCATAACTACCTACTGTGTTAAATCCAGGTGCGGCAATAGTTAAAGTTCCAGTGCTGGTAATTGTTCCACCGCTTAGTCCGTTTCCAGTTGCTACGGATGTTACTCCTACTGCTGGCGGTAAAGATGATTGCCATGTAGTTCCGTTAGAAGTCAAAAGATTTCCAGATGCTCCGGGAGCTACAGTTTGAATTGCAGATGTTCCATTTCCTAATACAACAGCGTTAGCTGCAATGGTGGAAACTCCAGTGCCGCCGTCAGCCACAGCTAAGTCGGTAATTCCAGTAATCGCTCCACCGTTAATAGTAGGACTTGTTAAAGTTTTATTTGTTAAGGTAGTAGTTGCTGTTCTTTCATTGGTAATAGCAGTGCTAACAAAAGCAGTAGTTGCAATTTGTGTTGTATTTGTTCCTGCGGAAGCCGTAGGAGCTACAGGAGTGCCTGTTAGTGTTGGACTGTTAGAATCAGTTTTAGACGAAATAGCTGAGGCAATAGCATTGAACTCAGTATCAATTTCTGATCCTTTAACAATTTTACCAGAGTTACCAGACGGTAAACTATCCTTAGCTGTAAAATTAGTGGCTTTTACATAATCGCTCATATTAGCATCTTTCCTTTTTTAATTCCAACATCAATCTTTTGTATTGATAACGGATTACCATTAATATCTGCTTCGATTCCAATTTGCATTACAGTTCCTTGACCGCCAGCATTAATAGCAAAACGATCTAAGACAATACCAGAACTATATTCTGCAATGTTATACTCACCAATGTTGTATTCATAAACAACAGCAGTATCTAGCGTATATGTTGTGGCTTGATAACCTTCACTATAATCAAAACCCCATTTAACTGCTAGAGATTGATTAGTTCCACCAATTAAAACAAATCCAATTTTCTTTAAGATCTTTAATGTGGTAGACGCATCAAAGTCAAAATAATTGGTAAAGTATTGCAAACGATAGACTGAACCATTATCAGAATGACCAAAGTATTTACCAATGTAGCCGGGTTTACCGATTAATAAGTTTCTGTCTTGTGTCACTGTAAATGCTTTCGGATCTAAACTATCCCAAATTGTTACTCTCATTGAACCGTCTTGCAACGCAGCACGAGTATCAAAGCAATATACAAATTTACTTGTTGGTAGTGTTAAGAGATAGATTGCATCTCTTTCATAATAAATACTCTTTATCTTAGTCAAATCTGTTTCAGAAGTAACACCGGACATTAATTCATCACGAACATTCTTAGAGATGTCTCGCATTGGTAGCGATTTCTCTTGAATGACTCGCTGTAGGCTACGCACACCAGCGTCGGATAAAAACAACACATCAGTACCGATGCTCTGTACAGAATCACGAGCAATACAGCCTACATTGTTTAATACTTCAACTAATGTTAATGATGCAGTATCTAAAGGATTAGCATAAATAGCTGTATTCTTACGACCAAAGAATATAATATATCCGTTATGTGCTGCAGCAGCTACTACAGGATCTCCATTAGGAAGAACCTCTTGTAAGTTAATATAACCAGCAGAGCCATTTAAGAAGTCTGTACCAGCTAGTAAGTCACTGAAATAGACAGTCTGGGTATCACCTGCGATGCCGCCACACCAAATCCTGCCGTAAGCGGATAAGACCCAACTTGGCATGAATGTAGAAGTTGAGTGATTGGCTGGCAGTTTAGCGTCGTCGCCAACCCGCTGAAACCCAAAAGTGTTACTATTATGAGCATCGAATGCTCCTCCAGATGTAGGTAGCTCATGCCACACTAACATCGGATGTCCTGATTGTGCTAAATACACATGAGGAGTAAAATCACTTACATCGCCGTATGACAGGGCTGCACCTTGCCAGTTATTAGCAGTAATTGTATAAGTAGCATTACCGCTGTTATCTGCATTGCGTACAGTTTTAGTTGTCATGGTTGTTGAACCAGAAAACAACTTATTGTTACCAGCACTGAGAACTTCTGTTCCGCCAGCAGTCACAACTTCAAATATAAACTCTACTGGATTACCTGATCCTAAGTCAGTGTTGACTGAAGAGTTAACAGGAGTCCATCCACGCCTTGCTCCGATACGACCATATTTGTCGATAACACAATTCTGAGCTTTTAAGGCAAAACCAGAAGATAAAGTAATACTAGACTCTTGTAGATTGAGTCCATAAAAGCCCGGAGCAGCGATTGACTGCGTTTGTAAAGGACTAGCCATTTAGACCCAATTCCATTGAGTATCTTCTACATGACGATTTGCTTCTAAAGCAATTGCATCGGATAAACTTTGACGATATAAAGCGTATGTCTCTCCAGATTGTACGCCACCGTCTTCTCCACGCTCTGCTTGCGCTCTAGCTAATGCTCCTAAAACGATAGGCTCTGAAGGAACTTTAACTGTGTCTGCATTTGCCGATAATGCTTCTTGTGGTTGAATGATGTTAAACTTAATTGAATAAACACCATCAGGAACAGGGAATAAATCTACTTTCGTGTCGTTATTCGAGTCTGTCCCTTTAAAGTTATAATAATAAGGACTGCCTTTTTGTGCAGTTGTCAACAAGAACTGTTGATCCATCCATACTTCAGGTGCGTTTGTTAAAAACCAGTTGCTAGTATCGTTAGCAACATCAACGACCTGAAATCGTTGTCCTGAATTAGTCAGAGTATAGTTGTAAGTATTGTCAGATGTGGTAATCGTAATTACATTGGATAAAGCATTCCAATTGTAAGCATCTTCAACGGCTCTTTTAGAGTCGTTAACAAACTTAGCTATTAACTTTACATAGTTTGTATCTGCGACAGAAGAAGCCTCTGGCTCTCGCAAGCGGACTAAAACATCATTGACTAGTTGTAGGTAAGTTACCGATGCCATGCGTTATCCTATCATAATTTGACTATTTTGTCAAGTAAAATTATTACCATTTTACCTTATCAGCCCAATAAGCCGCAGACATTTTGCCTTTAGCAATATTCTGAGCATGACGAGCTTTAAAACTCTTTTGACGAGCCTTTTGTGCTGGTGTCTTTGGATTAGAACCAGCTCCAGAAACACCTTGTTGACCAAAACGAATTAGTTTCTCCTGATCTCCTGACTTAGCAAGCACCGCATGGGACTTTGTAGGATGATTAGGAGTGCGTTTAGGCTTATTATAGCCTGAAAAGGTCTCTTTACCTTTCTTAACCATTATTTCTTCTTCTTAGCTGTTTTAGCAGCGTTTTTGAAGTCTTTAGCCGATGGCGCACCTTTAGAGCCTACCTTCCGCATCTTCTCACCTGATCCTGCGGCGATCCGACGGCGTTTAGCGGCGATATTGGCATACAAGCCGGGTTTAGTAGCCACGCTTAGCACCCATCTTCTTAGCTGGCTTAGATGCTACTTTAGCACCAGTTTTCTGAGCATACTGCTTAGCTTCCTTTTTACCTTTAGCAGTGTAGGGAAACTTCTTGTCTTTTACCATTGGCATATTACTTTCCTTTCTTCTTGGGTTTAGCGACTCCAGCCTGTCTTAAAGCAATTGCTACTCTCTGCTTAGGAGGATAGCCTTCTTTAGCCAGTTTAGAGATGTTTTTACTGATTGTCTTCTGGGATTTACCTTTAGCGAGTGGCATCTAAGACTCCTTAGTTATACTGTTGTACGGTACTGCGTTGCTCTAACTCTACAGTGACGATACAGGTAGTTGTTGAGCCTGTTTCAGACTGTACTCTAATCTCATCGCCTTCGTCTAATGCTACATAAGCCTCGCCATCGATGCGGAGGAAGTTCTTAGCAGTGATAGCATACTCGGACAATACTTCAATCTCAGTATTCTCACTTTTATCGTACCACCAGACGCTAAGCCATTTAGAAGATGTGCTGTGATTAGTAGCAAAGAGTAGATTCCACTTAGCCATGTTCCTGGTGGGAACTGTAAACATTACAGTCTTAGTATTTGCTACTAGGTCTTTTCCTACGGAATGGGGTCTACTCATTTCTTAAATACCAAGTCAGCGATCCAAGTTACAAAACCACCAAAGACTGAGGCAGCTCCCATAATAGCCCAAAGAGATCCTTTAGACCTCTCTGCCATTGCTACTAGTTTCTTAATGTCGTACTCCATCGTACTGACTTTGGATTCTAAGTTCTCAACTGCTTGAACTAACTTGCCGTATTCTACTGGATCGATGTCTGCCATGATATTATTATTTGATGGTTACGATTTATTTAAATACACTCAGCGAATGCACTTAAACAAACTCCCTAGCCGAAGATAAGGAGCTTGAAGCCAATATTAGGCGTTTACTGCGAGAACAAAACCGGTCTCAGGACGCAAGGTCTTAACACCGAAGAGTGTGTCAGCAGTGTACAGCGTAGAGAGATACTCTTGCTTGTACTGAGTCTGCGAACGAACACCGAGTTGCTCAGCTAGAACCATCGTATCACGATGAGCCAAGATCGCTGCCTTGATGTCGCCACCAGAAGAAGCAGTATTCTGAGCATCGGTTTCGATGATTGGGCTATTGCTGGTTACATAGATGTCGATACCATAGAGCGTACCGATTTGACCGTTCTGAACACCACGACCATCAACGAAGTCAGAGCTGTTATAACGATCGATACCCATGATAGCTGCACGCAGTGATGGAGGAATCGCAAAGAAACGATTGTCCATTGGGGTGTCAGCATCGTCCATCAACTTGATCAACGCACGAAAACCAGCGTCAGTGAACACATCGGCAGGAACTACGGTGTCTTCTGCATAAGCAGTTAAACCAGTAGATACATCGATGTAATAGCTGTTGCTGTGTGTCCAGTCGTTTGTGCCGTTACCGAAAGTTTGACCCAAGGTAAACAAGGTGTCGTCAACTTTCTTAGCCAAAGCATAGCCAGCGTCGTCAGTGTAGAAACGACGGAGGGATGCCAAAGCCTGAACTTCGACGATGTC